TACTTGCTCGAGTAATGCTAACTTAAGTTTATCAGACCCAAAGTGTGCCTCTAACGCTGCTTGCCATTTATAGCGTTGATCATGCGAAAGTGGGTTTTCTGGTTCATCTAAGGTTAAACCATCTGTAGCCATTTCGTCCCGCTCGGCTTGCACTTTTGCTGCGGCTTCTGCGTTCTGGCGTGCGCGAGTCTCTTCATCAATCACAGTCAAGTCGGGTCTTGGGTCAACCACCACGGGCTTAGCCGCTTTTATGGGAAATTTAACACCATTGCGAAATTCCGACTCTGGAGCAGTAATTGTAAAAATGCCATCTCCATTGTCAATAAGGCCTTCCCCGGGAACAAATATATTACGATGGTTAGTATCTACGGTTTTGCCAAACTCGGTTTGCCAAAATGGATCGTCTAGACCATTGGTAATTTCCATTTTGTACATACCGGTTGCTGTTTTTTCAGCACGTCCCGTTAGTGTATACATAGGTTCTTCCACAGGTGGACCTGCAGTGCCAGAAAGGTCACCTTTAATCGCCGTAGAATCGTCTCCTACAACAGGCGTAGCGTCTTCCGCAAGTCGTGCTATTTCTGCCGCTGCATCAAATGCCACATCTGGATTTGAAAGAACGTCAAGAATTGCCTTTGTAGCCGCTGGTGATTTATCAGCACTCGCCATGTAGTCTGCTAAAATTTTTGCAGTTGCAAGCTTTTGTGCATCAGTGTGTGTAACGGCAGGACGTGGCGCTGGTGTTGAGGTAACCGCATTAGGATCTTTTAATTGTGTCCGCAGCTTTGTCGAGTCCATCGGAGCTTTACCCCGAATACCCCATGCGCCCATGATCGTCCATGGAATCTGCTGGGCTAAATAGTGCGCGTTGAACACTTCATACGGAGCTTCTTCGCCCAAAATGTTATGCTGTGCAATGCCTTGACCTTGCATTAAGCCAAAGTTAGACGCTTCATGACCTAAGAATTGTGCGGCTTTAAACCCGGTCTCACGTCCTACAATAGGAGCAACCGTGCTTAAAGTTGGTTTAAGTCCTGCTGTGATTGGTGCTGCACCGCGTGCTATACGTGCGGCATTCTGTGCTACATACTGAGCCGCCATACTTTCTGCCGTATACGCGCCAGCAACGCGTTCACCCACACCAAAGGCTTGCGCCGCTGCATTACCCGCAATCCTTCCCGCAAACGGCATAGCCGCACCTACACCAGCACTTACAGCGGCAGCACCATAACTACCCGTATCTGCATAAGTATGCGCCCCCATAGCCGTTGCCATTAACGGAATACCCGCAACCGGAATTGCACTTAACGCAATCTCTGCGCCCATACGGGGCAACGACTCACCTACAGCACGCCCAGCTTCTTCGCCTTTAGGTCCAAAGATACTGCCAATAGCACCCGTTACTTCGCCAATAGGTTCACCAAGAGGCTTAAACAAATTCTCATCCAACTGGTGCGACAACTTAGTCCACGTGCCATCGCGCAATCCTTCGGAATAGTCGTTAGACCCCGTGTCGATGTTACGCTCTCGCGCAAATTCGGACATTGGTTTGTCGTAACCAAACGCGCGAAAACGATCGTATTCTCTGGATACGTCCATGTAAGATTTTGCTGGCATAATTGTATTGTCCTAAATTCTGGATTTTACCTTAAGCGACTTGAGTGTCTCCGCCAAATGCTCCAGTGGGTTTAAATGGTGTGTTTTGTGCAGTGCCGGGCATTTGTATTGACGCGTTTTTGCGAAACGCTTTTTGTTCTTTTGCGTTCATTTTTTGATAAGTGTATAATAAATCTCGCAAATCAAAATTGTCTTCTGAGAATGTGTATTTTGCTTTTTGTCCGCTACCTGGCTCAACAAAACCATAAGCCGATAAAAGATCTAACGCTTGTGTTTCACTACGGGGATGCATACCACCACCGTTTAAATCTGACAGTTGGCGCAAACGTCCCATAACTTCAGTAGCTTGCCGCATATAAGGCGCATCTGTTTTACCTGTTATAAAATCATTGGTTCCTTTAAACTCTGGACTTTCTGGACCATGCCCTATAAGTTCATGGTGTTGTGTAGCTAATTTGGCATTTGGTGTACTTTGTGCATATTTTTGTCCTGTTGCCATTACTCTTGTGGCTGGATTAAATGTGGCAGTATCTTGAGGATCTGTTAAACTGTTATGTGCAAATTCTACAGGACCCTTCCAATTAGAGTTTTGGTTTTGTGGAAAATTTACTCCTGGATGCTCTTTTTGCCACTGTTGCGTAAATCCTATACGTTCATCGGCTTGAGCTTTACCTCCAGTTGCTTGAGTTAACGCTTGATATGGTGATCCTGAACGACGTGCGGGATCTATCATAGAATATCCCATAGCCACACGCGCTGCTGAATTAGGTTGTGTTTGTGCTCCAGTATCACTCATGCCTTGCGAATCTAAAAACGCAGCTTTTGCTGCATCTACACGTTGCTTTGCGTTTGCTGCATACTGTGCAGTTAATTCAGGAGTTTGTGTTGCTGTTGTTGCTTCACTTGTAGGAATAGGCGATAGTCCCGCATTAAGTGCTGTAGTTTTTGCGTTACGTTCTTGGTTTGTCAAAGCCCGACCAGCCCCAGTAAAATAACTTCCGCCAGCATCACCACGTGGATTTGCATCTGTGATTGCTTGTCCTCCAATACCTAAACGTCCTGGCTTACGCGCATTAAGCCTATCTTGTTGCATTTTTTCCTGGCTTGCGTTGCGCCCTGCTTCAATACGTTCTTTAGTTGCACCCGATGCACCCAGGTCCATTTGAATGGTTGGTATTGTTGGAGGTAAAGGTGCGACAAGAGGATTGTTTTCGCGTGCTGCAGGTGGTGGCGCGCCACCGCTATCTGTAGGCGCTGGAGGTGGACGATTCTCGGGTGCGGGTGCACCAGATACTGCACCCTTAGGAACAACAGGTGGAACTGAATCAACCGCGTCTGGGGGTGCGGCTGCTGGTGGAGTTGCACCCGCTGCAGCTGGTGCGGTTGCTGGAGGTGGTACTACAGATGCGGCAACGGGAGCTGGTGCTGGTGCTGGTACTGGTACTTTAAATTTACCTGTTACAGGGTCCCAGTTTGGATCAACTCCCGGTGAATTTGTGACGATTGCGTTTGCCATAATGTTGTGTGTGGGTTGGTTAGTGAGTTAGGTTAATATCCAGGAAATCTCATACCTGGTTTATAAGGATTTGGCGGGGCATAGTTTGTACGATTAGAAAATTCGGTTTGGTCCGCAGTTTTTTTAGCGTCGTTTTTAACTTTTGTTTCCTGCAGTATAGTATTTGTAAAAAAGTTTTCAAAATCTTTAGCTGCCAGCGCGTTTGTTTCAGGGTCTACATTAAACATAGCTTTATACTGTGGCAAAAGCTCCGCGCGTCGTTTAGCCAAATCTAGTTCAATTTGCTTTGTGCCTGTAGCACCGGGTGTACCGGGCGCACTCACTTTAGGTACTATCATATCTTCCGCGAATGCCATTTGATCTTCTAATGGTACAGTATTTAAATATGCGTATTGGTGTGCTGTAATTGCTTGAGTGTCATAATAATTTTTAAGGATTACGTTGTTTGCTGCACTTTTTGTTGCGGCTGTAGTAGCATTTGCATGAGCTACATTTGCAGCATTTAAGTCTGTAGCGCCTTGTTCCGCACGTCCTTGACGCGCTGCGGCTTCGGCTTGCCGTGCATTTTCCTGTTGCGCTATTCGTGTTCCTGTTTCAGCACGTATGTCTGCCGCAGCCTGTTGTTCTGCTAAGGCTCTTGCGATAGCTTGTCTTTGCTGTTCGCCTTCTACATACATAGCGTGATCATTTTGAGCATCGGCAAAGGTTGTTGCATTTTGTTTAGTTGTTTGTAATGTACTATCCGTAGAAGCTAGCACTGCAGCGTTTTGATCTTTAAGTAATTTCTCTGCTGCTGCACGTTGCATAATATTATATCTTGCTAACTCCGCGGCTCTTGCCTCAGTTGCAGCTGCGCTTGAAGTTCCTTGCTTTGTAGCTGCTAACGTAGCTGCACCCTGTTCGTAACGTTGAGGTGCTGTGCGTAATTGTTCAGCTTGTTGCTGTTGTTGGAATAACGCATTAGCCCTGTGTGCTTCGGCTTGAGCTTGAGCACTGTAAAGATCTAACGGTAATCGTTGCCGTTCAAACTGAATACGCTGGTGCTGTATGTCTTGGTTCTCCTCATCAGCATCTGCCCGTTGTTGTTGTATGCGCAACAATTGTTGTTGATTCGCATACTCTTGATCCGCTTTGTCCTGTTCGTCAAGGCGTTGTTCTCGAGTGAGTGGTTGTTGTTGTTGTGGTGGATATGCCATGTTAGTATGCGCCAAGATAGGCGGTAGTTGAAGATCCTGTGGTTGTTGAGTTTAATCCAGTAATTGGAGTTTCTGCGGAAATAGCAACAAGTATTCCAGAACTATCGTATGTTGCTGTACGTACAAAAAATGTGTTTGAGGTAAAAAGTACAGTGCAGTTACCTGCATTAGAAGGAACATTTAAAAGAAGATCGTAATAAGACACGTCTTCCCAGCGACGTATAAATGGACCTTGCACTCCCCGTGTAATAACACTACCCGCATTTATTGGAGGATTGTTAATATCCCATGTGTCGGTTTGTGCAAGCTCTAGCCCAATCGGTGCAATGTAAGTTCCTGGCACAAGACTGCCGTCTTTTGAACTCCCCAGGACATAAGGCACGTCAGACTGACCAATACGTGCATTTGCGCCTGGGGTTGACGTAGCCACACTCGGACGTGGCAACGGCACAGGCGCTTTAGGCAACACAAACGCTTGGCGTTCTGAACCGCTTGACAAAGCTGCCAGTGGCGCAAACTCTATACGCGCCTGCATCATCACTCTTTTACAAATCTCGTTATATTCGAGTTCTTTTATAGAGGTTTTAGCCAACGATTCATTTGCAAAAGCGGCGAGCTTTTGTTCTAACGCTTGTAAACTTACAGGCGGTTTTTTTGGAAATTCTTGCGGTGTTTTAGGCATATACAGAAAAGTCTACAACAACAGCGTGAACAAGCATATAGCCATATTCACCAATTTCTGATGATACGTCAACAATATATTTGCCTGTTGTAGGAATTGTTGTTGGGCTTGTTGCGGCAAGAGATGTGGGAAAAACACTAGCATTTGCAACTTTTGTGCGTGCACCCGGCGCGTTTGGAATAGAACCAACAACCACAGTAGGACCATGTCCAAAAAATGGTGCACTTGCAGTAGCTGTTGCAGTTGTACTGTCGCTTACAACAAGTGAATTAAAAGCTGCATGTAACGTAGCTGGCAACATTACACTTTTTACACTTGTGGATACGTTTTCAGAATAATCATCACCCCATTCGGTAGAAGCCGCAGATCGTGTAAGAGCACCTGCGCTATTTGTATCAAACGATGTTGTAACTGATGTCTTAGCGGTTGATTGAACTTCTACTTGTGATCCATTTAAAACAAATGTTTGTGACGCTGTTTTAAACACAGGAAGCTGCAATGCAGTTACACCACCTGTAAGAAGGCGTGCAATAACGGTTGTAATACTTACAGTTCCTGTTAAATAAAAGTAATAATGCACGCAAGGGACTTTAATACCCCCATAACGTGTAATAGAGTAAACTAAATCTGGTTGAATTGACGCACTCGCTTTAACAGTATTGCTTGGGTTGGTGGTTAAACTACCTCCGCCACTTACAAAACCGGCTTGCTGTGTTGCAGGATAATTGCTTACACCTGTACCAAACGCTTTGTTGTAAACAACAGAAAGTCCTGTTAAAACATCGGGCAAATCCACCACAGTAGTTCCCACACCCGAGAAAAACACCGCATCATATGCTGTTGTAACACTGCCGTAAGTCCTATTGCGTTGTTTTGCATAATCAACAGGGTTAATATCCGTCTTGGCTGTGCCCGATGCGCCAGGTGCAATAGTACTTTCTGTCCATGGAACAACAAGATTAAGTTTAGCGTTATAGTTTTGTCCGTAACGCGTAGGGTAGAAAGATACCGTACCTACTTTTTTTACAGCATAGCCATTACCATCAAGTTGTTGACTTTGTAAAACTGTAGTAAGCGTGCTTGACGTAGGCGGAGAAGTGCTGTCAGCAATTAAAGTGGTTTGAATTGTAACTGGTAAACCTTCATCCAAAGCACCTTCAGATTTTGATGTACCTGTACCGCCCGATAAAGTTTGCGTTTCTGTCTTTATTTTAAATGCATCAATACGTGTAGATGTTCCCGAGATAACACCTGTGCCACCAGTACCTAAAGTTGGTGTGGTTGTTGCAGTACCTGCCGCAATTGATGTATTTGTGGTTAAAACCGAAAGAGCGGTAAGAAAATCTTTAGGATAAACACTTGCTTGATGCGCTTCTACCGCACTGCCCGAAAACACTGTCGTTACAACAGACCTTTCTTCAATCGCCCACCCATTGCCAAGCTGGTGCACTTCAACTTGCATAAGTGCTGTTGCCGGAGTAGCTGTAGTAGTTGCAGGATACAACACACGTGTGCGCGTGACAACCTGTCCATCTTTGTCTTGAAGTGTATCTGTAAGGGTAATGTTACCCGCGTCTTTTTTAATCGTATGGCGTACCCGCTCATCCGTACGATTTGTTTCAACGCGCGATTCAACAATAGTATCGGAAAGTGTTTCAGGCGTTACATCATTTGGTACAGCTTGAATCTCTTCCGCACGATTCATCTTTGCAATAAACTCTGGCGGGATTGGCTGTTCCCCACCGAGTTTAGAGAAGTATAGTAACGGACCTTTGTTTTTAATACTAGGCATTAGCGTGAACGGGTTGCGTTAGAGTCGACTTTATACGTGTCCCAGAGTAGCAACTCACGCCATGCTTTTTCCCGTTCTTTTTCGGGTGACGTTACATTGCCTTCTTGCCGTGTAACAAATGTGCGAAAGAGAAAGTTCAATTCGCAGATGATTGACCATTGGAGGAAGTTTGCTCCGTATTGAAGGAAGAAATCTGTAGCTACAACGTCTGTAAGACTTGTTGCAGTGTAGTCAGCAAGTAAACCATAAGCTTCAAGCGTGACTTGCAAAGGCGTAGAGGTGATGGCATTTATGGGATACACATGGAGTTTAGTACCACGTTGAACGATCGTACCATTTGTACCACGTTGAAGCAACGCTGCATCTGACGGATATCGGCGATATGGTTCGTACTCTTCGGACATCTCTAGTTCATACCGATCGCGTTCAATAGCAATGTCAGCTCGAGTAAAATCAAGAGGCACAAGGATTCCATCGACGTTGGTGCGCTGCACTGCAATAACTTCTTTGATGCTGGACCATGCTTGTGAACCACCGTATGCTGTTGTAGCAGTACCGGTAAAACCGCTAAATGCGCCTGTGCCAACAAAAGACCCAATAGGGGTAGTAAGGGCTGTAGCAGGCAACCAACCTGCAGCTAGAGTAGTAATTGATAAAATAGGGTTAATAACATACCGACTATTTCCTGGATTGTAATATAAAAAATACGCCACTGGGCTTTCTTTATAATAACACGGATAGCCAGAAAAATTACCAATTAAATTATACGTTCCTGTTGCATCGGGAGAAAGTGTGCCTGACACAATTACAGAGTTTTTTGTATTTAGGAAAACAGCCGTTGACAGATCTGCTCCCGTCTCACCATCAATGGATAGCGACGCCTGAACCCGAGCAAGTTCAAAGTTGTGCAGTAACTCTGCGTTACCCCGCGCATTGTTAGCTGCAATCAGAAAAAGATCCACACCATCTACGGTAAGCGTAGCGGTAGCAACTTGATGATAGGCAGCACAGACTTTTTTTAAGGTCGATAGGATCATTGATGGTGAGAGAAGTAGGAAAAATTGCTGGTTTACGGAGAGCCAGCATCCATTGCACTAGTTGCGTCCTTTGGCACCAAGCGGACCGAAGCTTGGGTGGGTCGTAACGTGTTCCTTGTTGTCGTTCGATTCGTTCATGTTGACAGACTCATCGGCAGTCGTGTTCAACATCTTGGTGTCGTCAACGTGTTTAGGCTCTTTGACGAAGTCGGGATCGCGTAGATTTGGTACGTTCATTTTTGTTTCTCCTTTCTAATGTTTAGGGTTATTCTTTGCCTCGCACAACGAGGCGTGTGGCGGCGGTGGTGTCGGTTGGCGCATCGCGGGTTGAATCTCCGACAGTACTAATGTCGTAGAAATACAACGTTTTCTGATCAAACGATGGTCCGGCAAGGAATGCATCATTAGCCGAAGTACGCGCATTTACAGCTTCCGTAATAGCGGTCATACCAAAACAACCAGCTGCAATGGTGTTTGTCAAACCACCATAAGTGGCAGGAATGGTAACATCCATACATTTCAACCGACGTCCCAGGTCATTGTTGTAGTAGATTTCGTTAAAAACAAAACCTGCGGCAACAGCCTCTTTGTTAGTGGTAAGTGCACCCATATGGTTTAGCCAGCAACAGTAGCGTTTTGGATGAGCATGTGCGACTCGGGGAAGAGGCACTGCAACCCGCCTTCGCCGATCCACTCGTCTTTACGCCCATCGCGATCCGTCTCCTGACGTCCTTTGAGGAACGTAGTGTCGGAATCAGTGAGCGGACGCCACGAGATGTTCCCGAGATCCATGAAGAGACCCCAGTCGTCGGTGTCGGTGTCGTTGTCGAGAATAGGATGCGTCTTGAAATGCACAGTACCACGAAGCGTTTCGAGCGAATGCACGATAAACTTCGCGTTAGTGCTCTTCTCTTCGAGCATAACATTCTTAACCACTTGGCGATCATACAACGTGTTGATCGTTTCGAGGAACTTACCACCGCAGAGGCAGAGTTTTTCGTACGATTTGTCGTTGGTCTTTTTGAACAGACGCGACAGATAGGTGTTGAGGTCAGACTTAGTCAGACTTCCACCCACATCAATGATGCGTTTGTCGTTGTCGGCGTTGGACGTTACAGGCGCAGCGCCCGTACCGCCACGGTAGATGCTGTTTGCCGCTTCCCATTGTTCGAGGTGATAGATCACTCCGCCCGTCTTGGTTTCAGGCATGGACTCACCGGTGTCTGGATCAGTCACATTCACCGTGTGTTTCTGACCAAAGATCGCGGCTTTCTCCATTTCCATCATGTAGCGCAGACCGTTTTCAAAACGCAAGGTTTTGTAAGGTCCAGACTTGTCATAATCCAAACCACCCTTGAGTGCTGTACGCGAAATCGCGAACGCAGCCCGGAAGATCTGGGTGTAGTTGGTTGGGTTGATCGGAGCAACCGTGATACCACTGCCAGACCGTCCACCTTCGGGGTTAGCCGTACCGATAATAACAGCGGACTTGCCGTTGTTAGAAGAGGTAGTGTTTAGAACAGACACAATGGTTGAATACGGACGGAAAGTGATCTGGAGAGCGTTTGCGTTTACCGCAGTAACCGTACCTTTGATCGAGGTAGTTCCTGCTGTAATAGCAATTTCACGCAATTCAAGCACATGCGTCGGTTTGAATTCTGCCGTAGAAAGCACATTTACAATGTACTCAACATTAGCATTCATGGTTGACGTAGTTGCAAAATCACTACCATCCCCGTTTTGGAATGGTTTAGTGCCCGATGCTACCGTGGTGGTTTTTTGCGTAGGAAAGCGGCGCTCAAACTGACCGAATTCCACCTTATCGGTGTCTTCGGAGGGAAGATACGACAGCAATCCCATGAGAGGCGCAGCCCCAGATGGGTATTGCCAGAAGATTTTCCGGCGTGATTTAAGTGAACGGTTTCCTACCGTGTTATCCGTGGAGTACATTCCAAATGCCATATATTTGTTTTCTAATTGTTGGCTAGTCTAGCGGCTGAAGAAAAGACGGACAGGATGTCCTCGAGTTAATCGTTAAGAAACTCGTCGGTAGCATCACCCTTAATGGACAATGCAGCCTGCTTTCCTCCACTAGTACCGCCCGTACCGCCTACGCTGGTGCGTGGTAGTCGTGGCGTTGTCCCAGTTGTTCGTCGTCTACCGGCACCTAGGTCAAACTCGGGCAAAACGCCCTGGATTGCTTCGGCGGCACCATCAGCAAGTGCCTTAAAGTAATGTGCTTCGCTGTCAAAAGTCTGCGAGGCTAGCTGTCTAGCGGTCGCGTCGATGATTTTTTGATACCGCAACCCGCCACTGGCATTCTTTTCGCCAAGGGCTTCGTAAGTGGAGTAGAAACGGTTACGTGTGCCTTCTGCAGCAGCCTGAGACGCATAGTCCCGAGCAGGTGCAAACTCTTCGCGAAGCCGTTGAAGCTCCACCTGCATGAGATTACGTGCACTTGTAACGGATTGTTTTACCAAGCCTTCTTGAAGGTTAGAGAACAGTGCACGAACCTCCGCTAACTGCTCGGTGTCCATGTCTTCTGACATCCGAAAGAACTTTTGCAAGAACTTTGGGTCATGTTTTTCTGGGTTATACACAGCCCAGAACTCAGCCTTTTCGTCGTCGGTAAGACCTTGTTGTTGTTGGGCTGGCTCGGGCTTGATTGTGCTACGCACAGCTCCAGCCAACTCCGCCATAGCGGTTTTCAGTTCATCGTGTTGATTGACCGCTGGCTCCGCTCCCGTAGAAACGTCATCAAAATCATCAAACTCGTCATCAGGTTCATCTTGCATACTTTTAGGGTTCTTTTAGCTCGTCTTGAATTGCATCCAAATTATCCTGCAATAGCGAATGGGCACGGCGTAAACCACGAAGATGTCCAACAGCCTCGAAGTGTGCAAAGAATCGTTGAATATCCGTAACGGGTTCATTACAGATAAGTTTAATAAATCCTTCTTGTTCTTCTAGGTTGTCTTGCAGGATACGCTTGGTGAAAGGATGGTTTAAATATCCTTCGATCTCGCGTTTCGCGCTTTGTAATCGTGCTTGTTCGTCTTGGTCCATTTACATTGCTGGTTGCGCAGCACCCTCTGGGGGTAAGCCAGGTTGTGGAGGCTGCATTGGTGTTGGCGTGGGGAGTCGAGCTGGGGTTACCCCACGCAAAGTGTATATCTCGTTGAAAAGTGCTTGAATTTGTGGTGCGCCGTAGCCCAGAATCTGTGCCACTTCTGGGTTTTGCATGATTGAGAGTAAGATCTCTTGCATGCTTTGTGCCAAAAAGGCGTTCTCGGAAGGATTTGACCCATCGAATACAAAGAAGTCTTCGGACGTGGCAATGGTGATAGGATCGGCTTTGAACAGCGTAAACATCTCGTCCAAGGTGAACGGCGCACCCGTATCGGGATTAACCGATGTCGATTTCCACTGCGTACCGAGGACCCGGGAGAACGTTTCAAAGTCCATCTCCTGACGATTGTTTGCAATAAGTTGCTTACCGAGCATTTCAAATCCTGTATCCCAGATACTACCAAGCGTAGTTTTACCCCGTGCACTTGCGCCTTGAACCACCGCACGTGACTGAGTTGCATCCCGTCGTCCTGAAGAGAACTGACCTTGAAGCATTCCGCTGTACCCAGTGATACCTTCAAGCAATTCTTTCAGCGCAGCCGTGTCGTTCATCACGCCAGCCGTGACATCTTGCGTAGAGAATTGTTTAATGTACCGATCCACGCCGGTCTGCGACGCGTTCTTACGCAGATAAATATAAGGCGAACGTGACTCCAAACTTTTCACGTCAATCCCTGCAGGATCTACAATCCATTTGGATTCCACGCTATTTTTCTGTGACGTGATGTGAGCGTTAAGCTTCCACGTGATAAGGGAAGTCAATTGTGCACAGACATCAGCTAAACTTTCATTTATAATCTGGTGCTGATCGGGCAGGAATTGACTTAAAATATAAGGAAACTTGCAATGCAGGTAATACGCTTCCTCGAAGCGGATGATGGTTTTGTCATTTGCAATCCACACGAGATAACGAATTGGAAACGGCTCTTTGCCCAAACGTCCGAGTTCCTTATTGTCTCCACCAAAGTTCTTTGGAATGATGTCACATACCATTTTTGTAACACACACCGGACCCGATTTAACCATACCACCCGGCTCACTGATGCTTCCCGCACTAGAACTATCTCGTTCCATCCGTACGTCCATCTCTACAATACGGCTGTTAACCTTACGCACCGCATATTCCTTCTCCAAGTATTTGGGGATTTTGCTCAGATTAAACAACTCCGTGTCACCTCGCAAACTTGCCATAGAGTACATGTCTTCCGAACCACAAAACTCACCTTCTTGATAGCGGGTCAATGGCAAACGCGTATCAGGAAAAAAGCGATAAGGTGAAATAGGAATGACACGATTACCCACAAACACAGGCACCTTTTCAAACGGCATGCTGGTTTCCTGCGTCGTCTCACCAAAAGCGCCGACAATATCTTCGGTCTTTTCCATTCGCATCCAGCGATAGTCTTCTTTATAACACACCTCCGCACATCCGATAGAGAAACGTGCAATGTCCAAGAAGAATTGTACAAGAAATGCTTGCCATGTGTTTTTTCTAAGATCCCGTTCAAGGATCAACTCCATGGGTTCGCGTAGCGGATTGTCCTCAACACCCGTGGGTTCGAGCGTATAGAAGCGTTTGTTCTGCGTCAGCGTCATCACGTTAAACGCCACAAACGTCATGCATTGGGAGAACGTCAACGGCACTACCAGTTTCTTCGGCTGTCCCTTGGAGTCTGCCGCACGATCTTCTTTGTCTGTTTTCCGCCGTGAGCGAAAAGTTTCATCGTGCTTATCCCATTGGGTATAGCACTGCGCCATTTGTTTCCGTGAGATACTTACCAAATCCAAGACATGCTTCAGCATTGCTCCGTGTTCCGGAGATGCAGTATCCTTTAAAGCTTCTTTGAAGTTATCGAATCCCATGGTATTGTCCTAAAATTTGGACATTACTTCCAGTTTGGTTTATAGCCTTTAGCTGGAGCTTTGCCTTTTGGTTTGCTTTTTGGTTTGCCTGCGGGTTTGCCCGGAGGCTTACCTGCGGGCTTGCCCGCTGGTGGCATCATGGCTTCTGTGCCTGGAGCTTCACCACCTTCAGCAGCCATTAAAGACTGCATCATTTCGGGAGACATTTGTGGGTTCATATTCTGTATCGAAGAGTTTTAAAACTGCGTTGTTGTGGTTGGTCGTCTGGAAGTTCTAGTGCAATATCGTCAAAGTCGCGGGGTGCAATAATAGCGTAATCGCCATCACCTGCGGGTTCAATATATGTAAGCCCTTGCAAGCATAGCCGGTGCAAACACTCCATCATATCGTCGTTTTTTTTGATCGGGCGATTTTCTGTTTCGTCCCACGCAAAACCCCGAGAGATTTCGTAGAGTGTACGGCGCAACGCAGGATTGAAAAAGATGACTGGGTTTTTGTGTTTATCGCGTGCTTTAAGCGTGGCTTTAACCGCACGAATACCATTGACTGGATCTTTGGTAGCTGGGTTTACCGCTAAGCCAAGCCTGCGGTACTCATCCATTGCAGTGGTTTCGGTAAGTTTGTTTGGCGTTGAGGCTAAAGGATCTACAATCCCGGGCTGTGGGATGTGTCCTTGAAGCACGATTTTAATCTCGCGCACTTCCTCTTCGAGCAACATTTGCTGCCATAGCTCTGCGTATACGTAAGTAATTTCTTGTGGCGATGTGGCAAGAAAAAGCACCGCGTCGTTCTTTTTGAAATGGTAGTCGATTGCGTAGCGTATGCAGTAGTCTTCTGGCGGAGTGTTCCAGTCGACCCAACCCTTGGGAGGATCTTGCAGTACATGTTGGTTCCAGTCGAACTCTTTAAAGACCAACCCGGAGTACGCACGGGGAATACCCGTGAGTCGAGTCTCGCGTTCTTCTTCGGTGTACTGCGACATGACACGATCAATAGACTCACGTGTGTTGTGCGGGTTGTCATACGTCGATCCCGTCATCATCCAGAAATCACCATGCGAAAAGTTGAGTTCCTCGTGCGATTGATTCTCAAGGTCCGGGATAAACTTTTCGTCAACCCACGGCTCGGTTAAAGGCGTACAGGTAAACCATACACGTCCATCCCGATCGATCATACCACGGACAATGGCTTTATACATTGCCTCGGGAATCGGCTCATCAAAGTGTGCCCAGTCCCATGCGGACGATTCTTGACCTAAAGGGTTTTGCTTAAAACTTTTTACAGTGTCGAGATGAATCACGCTCACGCCGCCGTTGATATGGCGTATGCGCACACAATCGATTGCACCGGAGTGGTTGCGCGTATGCCCGATAAGGGCACTCACCGGAATGTATTTGAACAACTTACCCTGATTGATCCCTGCTTCCTGTGAGGTAAATACTTCGGTTGATTTGTCCCAGTCGGTGGTGACAATCAGTCCTTTGGTGGGGTGTGCCGGGATTCCTTTAAAACAATCTGGGTCTTTCTTGTTGATCCACGGGCGGTACCCCAACGCGAACGCAATGTCCTCGGCAGCACCCATCTCGCTTTTACCAAAGCGATTTCCTGTCCGTGCATAACGATAGTGGAAATGTGCAGCTGAATGAAAGGCTTTTTGTTTAGGGTGCGGCGCATAAAATACGATCTGATTTTCTTGAAGCAACGCTACACGGCGCTGTTCTAAAGCCAACTCACGCCGCGCTAGGAGAAGTTCATTCGACATACCATTCCCAGTTTACCGGGGTGAGAAAAGGAGGTTTAAAGCCAAGTGCTTTAGCAAACGCTGGATTGAGGTCAATGCCTACGCCGTTTTTAATGTTTGCCGTGAGTGGTAAGGTGTCTCCAAGAATGCCGATTACGCTTCGCGCATCGCGCCACACCCGGACTTTAGCCCCGCCCGTCTTACCCGCTTTTTTCCACACATCGCGCGGAAGCGCGCACATTGGCGTATGCTCCTGTGCTGTGTCATGCCCCCATTTGCCAATGCCGTTGTCGCCGACTTTAAAGCATTCCATGTCGGATTTGCCTTGGATCTTGCAACGTTTAAACGCAGCAACGTCAGCGGGATCAGCAAAAGATGAGGCAAGTACGTTCATTTAAGGTATCCGTGACCTTGCTCTAAGGTTCGTAACGCTTCAATAGAATCCTGGGTGGTTTCAAAGCGTAGCTTACCGCCGTTTTTAAAAGTGTAGTCCACAGCACACGAAGGAATCAAAATCGCTATAATAAGCGAAAAGACGTGCAGAATAATGGCTTTCATTTGAGTGGGCTTTCATTTGGATTGATGGTCGCGGATCAAGCGTAGAATCATCGTGGCAATTGCGCTCACCACAAACAGCTTCGCTTTCCACGCGGGCGGGATGATCGTTGCCACGTCGCCGAGGGCGTAGGGTGCACCGCTAAGAGCGGTGAGGGTTGAGGTTGCGATTGAGCCGTAGCCAGCTAGGTTTTTCGTGTTCATTCTTTGTCTCCTTTATGTGTTTTGTAAATACGTTGACATAACGATACTAGCGAAGCTAGTGCAACAAGCGCACCCAAGGCAAACCCTGCTGTGCGCAACCATGCGTCTAATTCTTCGTGCGTTGTGCTAATTATGGCTAACATAGAACCGGCAATGCCAGTGGCGCCACGCCATAGGTCGCCCATGATTTGGTCGTAAAGCATGGTTGATAATACCTTAAGGCATGCCAATAAGGGTGATCTGACTTCCTGCAAAAAACGTTGTTACACTTGCAGCAGTGTTTTGTGCTGCTTTTACAGTAAACGTTCCGCTTTGGATAACACTCAGGGTACCTTCAAGTTTAGCTTGATGAATGTAAAAAGCCGTAGGAGGACCAAAATTAGCACCTATAGTTTTATTTTGGTTTACTCCACCCCAAGACGTGGGAAACGCCGTAAGTCCTCCTCCGACAAGATCGTTTGTGGTATAAAGTTTTACAGACGTAAATGCTTTTATAGTATTTCCCGTAAAAGCAAAGTTAAACTGAGCGCCGGGCGTTGCCGCAGTAACATCAAGATTATAAATCCCACTAAAACGATATAGTCCTACCTCAAGTGCTTGCGTGAATACTGTGGTTAATGCCGTATCTGCTGTTTTTACCAGATCCCCTGAAAGGTATTGTGTCCACTCACGTAGATTAGCGCGCACTTGACCGATCTGCGCAACGCTCAACGTTTGTGCACTTGTGACTAACGTCCCATCCAGGGCAGCAGTAGCAACGCTACTACCACCCTGGCTCATCCCCGCAATAAGAGGTTTTAGTCCCATTACGTAGTACGTGTTACAGTCTTGACGTTGTTGGTTGCACCCCAATACGTAAAGGTCAATACACCAATCGTCGTACCAGCGTCGTTTTTATACGTGATCGTAGCGACGTTGTCGTCATTGGCTGCGCCAGAGGAGACATACGTAAACGCTGCTGATGCGGGACACGGAATCCCGAACATCGCGTAGTTAAGATTGTTGTACGGTAACATTGGGTTTTAGTAGAGGGAGGCGTAAGGACCAACGTTTGTGGTAAACGTGGTTGGAGGCGTAATGGACAAGGACGTTCCACCTGTGGTGAAAGCCGTAGCTGCCACGATCGTGATGTTGGACGTGCCATGCGCTCCTACAGTAACGCAGTTGTGTTTGTTGCCAGTACCAGTACCAGTAGTGACAGCATTAACACCAACATAGTAAGTGCCAGCGGGCAGGTACAAACGTCCGACAAGTGCGGTGGCGGTGCCGGGAACGCTAACAAACTCTGATGCCCAAGGCAGGTTAAGGTAAACGTCTGCCGCAGCAACAGTAGTAGTTGCGGTAACCGCAATAATCTGTCCAGTAGCATTATACAATGCGGCACGTTCAGTCCAAGAGTCTCCGCGTGTACCATTAAACACGGCTACGCCAGTGCTCCAACTTGGTGCGGGGGCTAAAAGTTCTGCAGTAAACATTGCTGTAGTCGACACTGTAACGTCCGTGCCGTCTGCTGTGTTTGATGCGGCGGTGCCGCCAGTGTTAATACAACGTGGGGAGATGCTCCCGACTTTAACGATTGTTCCGCCTTGTTGAATTGCGGATGCTTGTGGATATGCCATTTTGTTTTGGTTTCTATAGTGAGCTTGCGCTCATTGTGGAGCTGGCACGTAATGTAGCCAGTTGTTGTTGGATGCTCTCCATCTCTTCAGATGGTGAAGCGTGAGTGGTGTGGGAGACGCTCGATATAACCTTTTGCAAAGGCTTGCCGTGAGCATGCTCTAAAAGTGCGAGATTTGCCGAGAGCCTTACGCGGGGGTTGTCGGAAGTCTCAGCAATCTCTGCAATGGCGTTAATCGCGTTGTGCACATGGGACATTAGTGCGCCTGTAACGTCTTGGCCCGATTCATTCGCCAGAACTGCAAGGAGTTCTTGAAACCAGCGTTGTGCGCGTAGCTGTGATACACACATGGGAGTGACACCAGCCGCAAGAGCGATCTCACTGTTCGTGCGACCCGCTAACAACATGAACGCTGCCATACGATGCCATGGCTGCTCGGCTTTACGCCCTACAATCGCCGAGTCGTCTTTGACGAACTTGTGCAACATGGGCATACCATCGGGAGTCATATCCGCATTCAACGATGAGCGTCTACGTTCGGGGTAAGACCCTGGTGCTTCGAGGTTACCGCCGCGCGCTCCCACAGTATTGTCCCGAATCTTGGACAATACCGCTGCTTGCTCCTCACGTGTGACGTTAGGCACGCCTTCGTTCGCACTAAGGAGGTCAAAAAGGTCAATGATGATGTTGGAATCGCTCATACCGTAGGAGAGGGAGCAGCAACGGGCGTCGGAGGCGCCATGACCGCGACTTTCGGCGTGTTACGTACGGGTGCTGGACCAGTGTATGCGGTCGTGGACGGGCGTTCCGTTGTAAAATTGCGATTTGCTGGCATGACACGAATAGGCATGGAGCAATGTAGCCCAAGGCGGGGCGAATGCAAATTAGATTCTTAAATCTATTTCCGCACTACGTGCAACGTGGGGAAAAGATTCTTTCCAAGGCGAAGAAAAGGGTGGCGCATCCCTTCGGGCAAGGCTATATTAAGCCTTATGAGCCTCGATTTGGGGCTTCTACCTTCCGCCAATAGCAGATCAGCGGAAGGCTCGTCTATTCTGCTGTACAAAAACCAAACCTCTATGTCACACAAACCAATGCTCCGCCAACCGCTGCCTTTAGCAGCCTGTTCACACTGCAACGCTCCGTTCCGACCGTATCGCGCATGGCAGCGTTTCTGTCCTCAGCCCTCTACATGCCGTGAAACGGCATATCTCGCGGGGTCGCGTGCTGGGTTGCGCGCTTCGCTCATGGTATTGTCCGGTCCTTTGGACAATACAGCGGACACATCGCGCAGTGCGTTAGGGTTGTAAAACGAAAAAATCGCTGTACACGGCTGTATTGTATTGTTGCAGGGGTCTCTGGGCGAAGGTACCCCGAGGCTGTCCCACCTTGGCGGGAATGCTATATATGGAGAGAGGAGCTAGCGACCCGCAGGGGTCTGAAGGATGGTCCGCGAAGCCTCTCTGCCAGATCGGCGATTCATTCGGCGATGGTTCTTTGAACATTCTAGCGGCACGATAGCAAGTGTCGACGATAGCGATCATGATCGCTAAGAGAGTATGACGATCACCCCTTGTGTATAAAGGTGATGACCTCTCATCATAGAGGATTGAAATGGGCGGGTGGTTTGGATTCTATCGATAAGGCATGAAGCTGAGTCGCTAGAAGTCAAACCATCA